TGGGCGCATAGTTTCTCCGTATGGAGAGTACTACTCGGCTGCCTTCTTCTACAGTTACAATGTAGGGCAATTTTATTCCTGTTGGTTGTCCGTCTTGACCAACTTCTTCGAAACCTTCTAAGTCTAAATTTACATGGCACTCTAACAAAGTATAAATTGGTTCGTTCTTACCAGATTTTTTTGTGCCATCTAATTCACGTTCTTTTTTTTCTAATTCGTTTCTTTCAACATTACCTGGAGGTCCAAGTTCTATATCTCTGTAGAAACCAGATACTTGTTGTTTTCTTAATTCGTTTTCAGATATTTTAACTGTGTGTATAACCGCCTCTGCATCTTCGATACTAGTTGCAGTATATGGAACAATTAATTCATCTGCGGGTACAAACTTTGATACCGCTCTTCCAAGTGGCACATCGTAGTAAACTTTTTTAAATGTAGAACCTGCAAGTGGTAAATGAAATAGCATAGAATCAAACTCTGCTTCGTACTCTTGCATTTGATCCATAATTAAATAGTTCATAAAATCTTTTACACGAGTTGCTTGTTGTTCTGTTTGTGGATTTTTAACACCGATAACTTGTGTTCTAACTGGTCCGTCTGCCGGTAATAATTCTTTGTATGCTTGTGCTTGAAACTGTGTAACCGCTTCTGCTAACACTGGGTGTGTTGCACCAGACGCTCCTTGAAATGGTTCTGTTCTGTTTTCATATTTAAATCCTAATAAGTCAAGCCCCTCTGTGTATCCTCTCTCCCAATCTTTTCTAGAAGATTTATAATCCATATAGTTTTGCACCATCTCGTTACCGATTGGTTCTAAAACATCGTCTGGTAAAATATCTGCTAAATTATCAAAGTGTGCTTCTGTACCGGGTACGTTAATTGAACCTGGTTCAAAGTCTAATGTTACACCACCATCTTCTTCAGGTATAACTTCTATAGGTTGTTTTTCTGCTTCCTCTTGTGCTTCCTGAACGGCAACTTCTTGTATCTCCTCTTCTGAGGGAAGATCAACTTTAGTTTTTACGTTCGGGAGTGATTTGTCTATTTCTGCCATTTAATACTCCTATGTTTTGATACCACGTTTCATGAGACCTTGCAACCCTTGTGAATCAGGGTTCATTGATTCTACCTGTGGACCCATATCTATACCAGCTAGTTTAGCTATACCACCACCTGCTTTTTTAATAATCAACCCACCATCTTTCATACCTATTAGTCTTAATATTTCAGCTAATCCTTCATAACCTAATTCGGTTCCTAATATTTTTGGATTTTCTAAAAGAGATTGTAACGTTGAACCTTTATATCTTTTACCTAAAGATTTTGCAGCATCAAATAAATAACTTCCAGATTTATATGCAATTCTGCCACCGTCTTTTTTTATTATTCTTGTGGGCATTGTTAGATCTATATTTACAGGGCCTCCTAAATTATATTTTTTAGTTATACCCATATCTTGAATTCCTTCATATATTTCTTCTATTTCATCTTTATCAAACATTTTACTTCCGGGTTTTTTGTTTAATTTTATTTGACTATAAAAATATTTTAAATAATCTGCCATTTGATTTTTATAGTTTTCTTTGTATAGTTGTTTTTGTTTTTTATTCAAATCATTATAAGTTTTAGCATTAGGGTTAATTTCTAATATTCTTCCAACACTAATAGAAGGGTCTATTTTACTTTTATCTATATTTAACATACCACTTTTAAAAGTTTCTCCTTTTTTTGGTAATGTTAGAGTAAAATCAATAATTCTTTTTTCCTGACCTGTTAATAAAGGTATTTCTTTAGAACGTTCTATAATACGTAGTCTAGCTTGGTCATTTAATTTATTTAAACCTAATAAAGCTTCATTAGCTATTTTAATATTTTGAGGATTACTTTTTTTACCAACAAGGTTTTCTAAAATGTTTAAATATTTTTTTCTTGCTGACTCTGTCCCTCGCATTAAAACATCTTTATTTAAAATAGGATCTTGAAAAACTAATGAAGTTATATGTTCTACATTAGAGCCTTTGTATAGTTTTTTATATTGCATTTGATTTGCAACAGACTCCGCATGTCCTATATCTTCAACTGCAAATTTTACTTTATCATCACCTAAGATTTTTCCTATTGTGCGTCTAAGTTCACTATTTAAATTATCTCTAACTAAAAAACCCTCTTTATCTTGATTTTTTAAAAAATCACGTCTTTTAGTAACTTGACCAAGTTTACCTGTTGTTGTTTCTCCAGGTATTCTTTTACTTAAATTATGTTTTTGAAATTTTTGAAGTGTATCTTCTAGTTTATAATAATTAGTAACACCATCCGGTGCTTTTTCTGTATCTAAACCAAATTTTTTATTAACATTCTTAAGTCTAATATTAAGATCATTAAGTGTTGATCTATTTATAGTTCCATCTGCTTTAGTTATATTAACACCCATGGCGTTGGCCAAATCTTTTATACTTACATATTCATTTTTAAATTTATTAAAATTGTTGCCTAATATACTTTTAGTTCTATTAATTAAATATGTATCATCTTTTTTTGCTAAATCTGTAATTTTTGATAAAGATAACTTTTCTCCGCCTATGTTAAATTTCTCAATATTTTTTGAGCCTTTAGACGTAGTGTCTATACCATGTTTTATAAAATCTGTAAAAATAGGAGTTCTAGTGCCTATGCCTAAATCTCTAGCCAGGGCGGACATGTTTCCTTTATAATCAGTATCTAAAATATTTTTTACAGTTTCAGCAAATTTTTTATCTCTTACTTTTTCTATTTCCTTACGTTGTCCAGAACCACCAGGAGAAAAAGTTTTTTGATATATATCTTTAACAGCTTTAAAAAGTCTAGGTCCTCCTTTTGTAATAATGTCTGTTGTTAGTGGAGTAACTCCGGCTGTCATTGGAAAACCGCCTGGTCCTGTTGTAGATTCTTCTAAAGTCATGTTTGTTAAATTATTTTGTGGAATAATTGAATTATCTGTGCTTCCCAAAGCATAACCAATTCGTCCACCTGAATTAAATTCTAATTTCTCGCTGCCTTTATTGTCAAACAAGTCTGACAACTCCTCTACTCGTTTTAAAATATCTACCATGCTATTCTCCTAGCATTCTTGCTATACCGCCACCTGCTTTTTTAGTAACTGTATCTTCGATAACTTCTATGATGTCATCCTCGATACCCATCTCATCTTGTCTTCCAGGTTTGTAGTAAATAGTTTTATCTCTTGTTTTGATAGTATAACTTGGTCCGTCCATTATATCTTCCTCTACTTCAACATCTTTGAGTTTCTTTTTGGTTACCATTTCTTTTACTCGTCTACCACTTTGTGAAATAAGTTTACCTGCAGACATTACAGTCTGTACAATTTTATCTAAAGCAGGTGCTGTTATCTCTGCACCTTTTTGAATTAGTGGCATCGCTGGTTTTACAAATTTACCAACAAGAGGTAGTGATGCTAGGCCACCCATGATTTTCATAAACTTTCTTCTACCTGGCATATCTGGTCCATCTTTTAAACCTATACGTCCACCCTCTGCAAAATTAAATTCTTGTTGAATAGGTTTTTTAGGTATTGGATCACGTTCAACAATACTAAAATTATCTATTGTTTCTTTTAATTTTTTTTCATCTATCTCTTTCATTTTTCTACCTAACGCTCTAATACCGCCACCTACATTCATTGCAAATTCGTCTGACGATTGTAGCCCTGGTGTTTGCACCTTACTTAAAATGTCGGCCATATCTTTTTCAGCTGCCTCGAGCATAATTTTTTGCAATTCTTCTGCATTTGGTTTTCTTCCAGTGACTGTCATAAAACCTCGAATTAACCTTTGAGCTAAATTAGTTATACCACCCGCTATAAAACCTGCACGTCCACCTGTTGCCATGTCTTCTGGATCTTCGATATCTTTCATGTCATCCATTGTTTCTTTTTGTTTTCTTCTAATTCTCTCAGCAGCTTCTTTGTTTTCTCTTCTCATTCTAGCAGCTATCTCTGCTTCTGTTTCTTTAACTTTTGTCGGTTTAGCGCCCGTTGCTTTCATAATACCTGATTGAAGTTCAGCGCCTTCTTGTGTACCGCCCATGATAACTTCATTTGGATCGAGAGTTCTACCCTTTAAATCAAAAACATCAGCTACTTTTTCATCTTTTTTAATAAGATTACCAGCGCTGTCTTTTATTTTTGTAATGTATCTATCTTCAAATTCTTGAACTTGTTTTGCTTGATTTGTAATGTAATCTCTTTGTGCCTTCGTTAGTTTGGCTTTTGTCATCTTTGCAACCATCATAAGTTTTGCAAGACTACTGCTTATCTGATTATGTAGTTCAGGAGTCATCTGGTTAAACGGAATAACCTTTTGATTTCTTAATCCTAAAAATAGACCTTTAATGATACTCATTAATAATAATTCCTTTTAATTTTTTCGACCTTTTGGTCAACGTAGTCTTCAGGGTGTCCGATCAGACCGCCCTGTCTGAATCGCATAATCGCTTGAGTTGTAGAATCAACTAAGTCGTCATGATCCCCAAACGGAAACGCAGCGCATTCTTCAATAACTTCTTCTGCGAATTTCTGCTCAGGAGCCCATACAATACCAGATTCAAACAAAGGTGCAACAGCATTTACACGAGCATGCTTATCGTTGCCTTTTGATGGTGTGAAGTTGACAACAGGTATATCCATCTTTCTCAACTCGTATGTAAGAGGTAAACCTGATGCTTTTGCTTCAATTATAACTGTTTCTGGCTGCCAGTATTTATATTGTTCAAGGGCCAATCTCCTAAGTTCAGGGAACTCGTATCTACCTTTGATGGCATCGAGCAGTATGAGATTAGCCCCTTCATCCTCACTAGGATAGAATATACCCCACGTGGTGATAGCTGAATAGTCTGATGTTTCTTTTTTTGTAAACGCAGTATCATAAGATTGTATGACGTGATGTAGTTGTGGAATTTCTTCACCGGTATAAGTTCGCCACCATTCTCGTTTTAATATTGCACCTTCCTCACTAGTTGGTTGTTGCATCCACTGTGCATTCCATTTAGCAACGGGCAGTGTTGCTTTTACTTTCTCTAATTCATCTTGCTTCCAATATTCAGGCCACACTGGTCCATGGTCCAAGAGCGCTGGAAATTCGACCACGTGCCATTGATCAGCTTTAACTTCTGTTTGGTTCTTGACCAACATTCCTGTTAAATCTTTCGTGCTCCATCTAGTCATAACCAGCACAATCTTACCACCTGGTTGTAAACGTTGACGAGGTCCTGATGTATACCACTCGTAAGCTGACTCTAATGCTTTGCCTGACATTGCATCTTGTTCCGAATGCGGGTCATCTATAATTAATAAATCTGCACCACGTCCTGTGATCGCACCACCTACACCAGCTGCAAAATACTCACCACCTTGTGATGTCTCCCAACGGCCTGCTGCCTTTGAGTCTTCTTGTAGGGTTGTTTTAAAAATTTTACTGTAGTCTTCTCTATCGATTAAGTTTTTTGCTTTACGACCGAATCTGATTGCGAGCTCTGCCGTGTGCGTTGCTTGTATGATCTTGAGCTTTGGATCTCGGCCCACCATCCATGCTGGTAGCAA